TAATTTTAGTTCGTTGATTTCAGTTCTTAATTTTTCAATTTCAGAGAAAAACATTTCTTCTGATATTGATTTAACTATTTTCTTTGGAGATGCAGTTTCAGTTGCTAATTCTTCTTCAACAACTTCTTCTGCTTCTGTTTCTTCAACTGCTTCTTCTTCAACTTCAGCTTCTGCTTCAGCTTCTTTGATTTCAGCAATGATACCTTCTTCAGAAACTATAATCATCATACCATCTTCAGTTTCGTATTCTCCAACTGGTACTGCAACTCTTTCTTCATCTGCAACGACAAAGATTTCTGCACCAGCTTCAAATTTTTCAGCTTCTAGGATAGCACCATTATCAAGTTTCATTTGTTCTAGCTTTACTTCAATACCAAGTACTGCTCTAACCTTGTTAAGTGTGTCTTTTGTGTTCATATTTATATAATAAAATTTAGTTAATATTTTGTATTTTCAACTTTATTCTTCTTCTTCTGATGCACTTATTCTACCTATGCCTTGTTTCCAATACTCTGGTGTTTTGCAATTTTTATCATTATTATTTTTGCAATCTATCGAATAAGTATTTTTACATTTACAATATACTGCCCTCATTATGATAATAGTTTTTTAAGTTCTTCTAGCTTTTCTAATTCGTCAAGTTTTCTTGATGCCCAATTAACACCAGCAGTACCGCCCCAAGCATCCCACATAAGTCCTCCACATCCTTCTGAATAAGGTACATCTTTATGTTGTTGATGTCTTTTAAATGATGCCATTCTAGCAATTGTATCTCTGCTTATTGGCTCTCCTTTTGCAAGTTGATTTGCTCTGTTCTTTCCAGTTGCTTCTCCACAACTTCCCCATCCATTTTTCTCTACCCAAGCTAATGCTCTTTTTGCATTGTTTGTTGCCCCTTGTGGATAGTCTGTATATGATGCTAATTGTTCTTTTAATTCTTCGTTTGGTCTTTCCATCTTGTCAGCAAAATAACCTTCTATTGAAAAACCTTTTACTTTACCAGTCTTTACATAGTCATTCCAAACTTCATCGTTGTTTACTTTAACACTACCCATCCAAGTACCAACTGGTACATCTAAATTATATAAAGCACTTTTATCTTTTTGTTTATCTTCTACTATCCAACTTTCAACAAGTGTTAATCCTTGTAATTCTGAATTGTGTTCTAGTGTTGAATTAGATTGATTGCCATTCATCAAATACATTTGAGATGCTTTCTCAACAGTCTTTTCAGAAAAGAAAATATAGTACTCATCTTCTCCAGACTTTCTGTAAATAGGTTTCTTTGGTATAAGTAAAGCACCCATTAACAAACGTTTCTCTTTGTCTATTTCAGCAAGTTTAATTTCTTGTTTATTAAGTGCAACAAAATCAGATTCAATTGCTGGATTCTCAACAACAGAAATAGCTTCTACTCCTATTGCTTCATCATCATCTAAAATAAGTTCTATTATTTTCATAATTATATAATATTTTTTTAGTGTTATTTTATATTTTTAACCTCCTATACTTGCATCTTCAATTATATTCCTATCTAATTCTTGTGCAGTTGATACTTCACTTGAAACTACAAATGCTTGTATTGGTTGTTGTGATTGCCCACCAATAGCTGATGCTAATTGATTAGTACCACTTGCACCAACTATATTAAATGCTGGAGGAATACTAGCTGCTACTGTTGGAGGTGTAGCAATTTTTGGACTGGTTTCTGAAACACCTAACTTTGACGTAGCTTGTTTAGATGCTTTCATCGCTCCCCTTATAGCTGATACAATACCTACCGCTTGTGCTGCATATCCTAGTATTAAAGGAATGTTAGCTGGGAAAGGTGCTGCTGCTGCTGCTTTAGCCGCTCCAGAAGAAACATCTACTCCAGCTTCTGCTGATTTTACAACAGTTTTAGTTGCTGATTGTTTAGCGGAAAACAAAGTACCTTTCATCTCCATTATCATCTCTCTTGCTTGTAATAATTGTTTTGCTATAAGAATTGCTTTTCCTAGTCTTGATTCAGCACCAGCTATTGTAATTGCATCTTGAAATGCTTTTTCTTTTGCAACAGTTTTTTCTTGTTCTAATTGTATTTCTCTCTGTGCCCTTAATTCATCATCTTTTAATTTTTGGTCTTTTCTTTGTTTCTCTTGTAAATCTTTTTCTTTTTGTTTTTCCTCTTTTAGTTTATCTTCTTCTTCCTTTCTTGCTTTTTCCTCATCATCAATAGCTTTTAGTCTTGCAACTTCTTCTCTTTTTGCTGCAACAATTTGACTTGTAACTAATTTTTGTTTAGTTAGTCTAGCAGTTTCTAAATCAATTAATTTAGCTTTTAAATTAGCTTCATCATCTAAATCTTGTTTTGTTGATTTTGATAAAGCATTTTCAGCAACTTTAGCTTCAAATCTTAATCTTGCTGATTCTATTTCTTTTCTAGTAATTTCTTCTTCTATTTTACCAGCTTCTTCTAAAAAATTTATCCTTTCTTGTGCAGTAAACTTTTCTTTATTTGCTGCTTTATCAAGTAATTCAGCTCTATCTCTATTTGCTTTTGCTCTTTCTATTATTAAACCTCTTTCTAATTTATCTGCCTTTGCTCTTTGGTCTGCTATTTGTCCAGCAATTTTTGCTTCTTCTTTTAATTCTTTTACAAATCCTTTAGTAGCTTCTGTAACTTTATCAATACTATTTTTTACACCAGTTAAAGAATCAACATAAGAACTACCAGCTTTTTTAGCATCCTCTAAAGCACCTTTAAAATCTCCACTAAATACCTTTTTAAATGCACTACCTAAAAACCCAAGTGTATCAATAATAGCATTAAATCTATTTGTAATATTTTCTACAATTAAATTTTTAAAATCTATTAGTGCTTGTTTAGGATTTGTAAAAGCATTAATTATACCTTCTCCTAAATTAGCTAATATATCAACAAGATTACCAGTTACAGAGCCAATAACACCCATTAATTTAGCAAACTTATTTTGTCCTTCTTCAGAGCTTGTAAAAGCAGTTCTTAAAGCAACAAGACCAATTACTAACGCACCTATTCCAGTTCCAATAATAGCAACTTTTAAACTTTTAAACCCAGTAGTTAATCCCTTAATAGATTTTCCAAAGTTTTTTATTTTAGAAACTGCACCACCACTAAAACCATCTAATGTGCTTGTTGCATCTTCTAAAGATTTATTGGTTTCTTTTACTTCTTTACTTGTATTTTTAAGCTCCTTATTTAGCTTTTCAACTTCTTTAATACCTTTATTAGATTTTACCTCTAAATCTACTACTATTTTCTTGCCCATTTTATTTCTTGTTTTTGTCTTTTAAATACTTCTTTAAAACTATCTGGAAACTTATTTTTTCCTTTTGCTAATTGTACAATCTCTGCATTACAATCTGTATCTTTCAACAATTCTAATATTTCTTTTATCATAATTTTAAGGTGTTGGTCCGCTTAAAGTAGTTACTACTAATGCACCAGATGGTGTTGATTCATTTAATAAAATATCATAAGCAACTACTGTTATTGAATATGATGTTGCTGGACTTAAACCAGTAATGTCATCTGAATAAGTTGTTTGTAAAGGTTGTGCCATTGACCCACCAACTGCTACACCATTTGCGTAAACAACATAATAAGACATTGTAATATTATCTGGAGATGTGCTTGGATTCCAAGTAACAGTAAATGATGTACTTGTTATATTTGATGCAACTAATCCAGTAACTTGTGTTGGATTATTACCAGTTGATGTTAATATTGATGTAACGTCATTTAATAATTCAAAGTCTGATTTACCAGTTTTTAAATTAGTTTTTATTGAGTTTATTCTATAAGCATTATTACCAAATTTTACTAAATCATTCAGCTTTAAATTATAATAAAGACCAAATGGTAAATAAGCACTTACTTTTGTTATTCTTCTTCTTGCATTAAAAACATCTTGAATATAAGTCTTGTAATTAGTTTCAAATAAACTATCTGTAAAAGCTAAAGGGTCTACTGCTGGTTGATTTGCTTGATACTCGTTTATCTCATTACCAAAATGTATATTAGATTTACTTGCAGTTGATGTTAAAGCCAAAGCATTTGATGGGATAAAGTATTCGTCAATATCTTCAATATTATTTGTTTCTGTATCTCTTATTCTTATAGATGTTCCACCACCCTCTCTAATAGGGTAAAATAATAAAGGAGAACCAAAATAAGGCTCTTGATTGTCATCTACAAAGTAACCCCATTGAACACTAGTAGCACTACCTCCATCTACATCATAAAGCCTTTCATATTGTAAATGTTCAAAAGGTAATTCTACTTTATAAGATTTACTTGGTGCATCAAATATATCTGAATTTAAACTATAAGATAAAGACCCCCATTTTTGATTGTTTAACTGCTCAAATTGTTTTGCTAAAAAAGTTCCTAAACCTTTGTATGTAAAATCAATGTGTTTAAAAGGTAATGCTACATCAATAGTTGAATTTTCTGTATCTATGTATTTACTTATATCAATTGGTGTTGTTGAGCCAGATGCATAATAACTATCTAAAGTCTTTACAACAATAACTCCATCATTATCTACATAAGCAGTTAAATTAAACATTTTAAAAAGACCAGTTAAAAAATCTATAATGGTCATTTTTGGCATCTGCTCTTGTATATTAAATTCAGTAAAAGCAGTTGTAGCAAATGGAAATGCATTTGAATAAACCATTTGTCCATTTTGCCCAAAACCTAAACCTCCTAGTGTCCAAGATACAGTCCATTGAATACTACCAGCTGCAAAAGTCATATTTGTTGATGATGCAATTTGTACTGTGTATGTACTATTATTAAAAGGTACTATTATTAATTGTTTTGCTCCAGTACCAGTTGTTTCCCCTACTATTGTTGAACCATCTCTTATAACTCTAATTGTATAAGCATCTGTTGTATTTGGAGGTGTTACATTTAAATTTAAAAAAGATATACTATAAGGAGATTGAGCGGTTAATGCTAAAACACCATTTAAAACATTTGATGTTGATGGCTGACAATTAGTAGTTGGTACACAAACTGTTGTTCCTAATTCTGTTACTTGTGTAAAGTTTTGTATTACTTGTGCTGGTGCATCTACGTGTCCTTTCTTTCTATGTAACCATAAAAACAAATTATCAAATTCTTCATTTGTAGCATCATTAAAAAAGTCATTTGAAAAGGTTAATGTTTGACCACCAAGAAAAGATTCTGATTGTATAGCATCAATTATAGCTTGTACTTTAATTGCATACTTAAACTGATTCCATTCAACACCATTTTGATTGTGTGTACCAGTTCCGTGATGTGATATATTTCTTATACCTAAATCTGGGTTAGGAGGAAAATTAACGTGGCTTGAACTATCGTAAATTAATCTATGTGTATGTGTGATTAAAGGCACTATAATATTACCACTTTCTTGTGCATTTTGTAACGCATCATTAACATCATTAAAACTATAAATTTGATTATAGTCGTTTAATTTTTGTAAAGATGATAACTGGCTATCAGCAAGAACATCTTTTAGATTTATAGTGTTACCGAAAAAAGTAATATTGTATGTATGAGGTACGTTATTCTTTAACTTAACACCATTTAACTTTATCAATCCCTCTTTAAAAGAAAGATTGTTTAATTCTAATGTTGATTGTTTTTTAATTCTTGCATCGTAACCTTCTGCAATACTAAAATTATAATAGTGTTTAAATATTTTATTATTTGTTTTTGATGCTGGTATTGCAAACGTTCTTGTAAATTCAGTAAATATTTTACTGATGTCTTTTACGTTTTGAATAGATTGCGTTAA